CAGCATCCTTTTCTGCGCGGGCGGCAGATGCGCCGCCGCCCGACGATCGCGCTGCAGCTACGGCGACCGGTGCCCGTACCGTCGTGTGAACCCTGCCTCCGCTGTTTTGCATTTCTCCGCGCGCAATGGCGTCAAGACCGCCAGGAATTTGCTGAACCGTTGCCGCCGCCGCAAGTGACGCCTTGGCACTAGCCGCATTCCAAAGGTTCGTGGCAAGCGCGGCCGCATCGCTGATCGCACCTGACAGCCACCCACCACCAGGGGCCGATCCTGCAAGCGAAGTCATGGCGTCATACGCGTTGGAAATGCTCCCATATACAACAACAGCCGGGCCAATGCCTGCTTCTATTGCTGCGGCAATCCGGGCGCTGCCAATACCCTTCGCCGCATCCCATGCCTGCATCATCTCGGCTTTCAATTCCTCCGAGATATCCAGCCCTTGCACCATTTCCGCATTTTTGGCGCGCTCGGCTTCCAAAACCGCCAGCCCGACTGTTGCAGACTCTTGTCCATACTGCGCGATCAGTTCGTTCATATCAGCTTGGCCTTGCAGGACCGAAAGCAACTCACGTGCTGTCACAAGGTCGGCTGAAACGTCGACTGATGCGGGTTTGATATCAGCGGCCAAAGGCCCGCCCATGCGAGCATTGTCAGTGCCTGCCGCCCGCGCGGCCTGTTCGGCGGTACGGGCCGATTCAAACTGAACCTGCACAAACTGACGCAACTGCTGTTCTGACATCACAAGGCTTTGATAGAACGACTGTTGACTGCCAGTCATCAAGCCGATGCCGCCAGTTGCCTGTAAAATCTGCTGCTGCAGGGATTGAAATACTGCGATCTGCGCCGTGGGGCCCTTGGCTTTATCAAGCGTGTTCAGCGTGTCGCGAAACTCTTTGACCGCATCAGTTGCCTTCAACTTGCCGCGTTGCAACCATTCGGTATCAAGCAGCTCTGCAATTTGCCCACCTTGGGTGAACCTCGCATCGGTAAAGGCTGCAAACCAGCTGCCCTCGGTTTCTGCCTTTAGGGCCTGAATGGCCGCAGTCTGCTGCTGAAACACCTCAACGGTGGCCAGATTGCGCAACGCGCCTTCGATCCCCAAAACGCCGGCGTTCAGCTCGCCGTAGGCCACCCGAAGTGCGTCAACATCAGACACGCCACTTTTGCGTAAATCGGCGATTGAAGCGGCAAGGTCGTCAATTGTATCGCCTGCGGACTTGGCCCCTTCACCGGTTCCCATAAAAGCTGACATCAGCGCTGGCAGCGCGACGCCCGCCAACAGACCCGCAGCACCGGCTGCAGCACCAAAAGCGATGCCGATATCGGGCAACTGAATCGCCAGAGCATTGACAAATTGACCTGTCGCCATGGTCTGTTGACCCACCTGCGACAGCTGTTGACTCAACAGCCTTGCGCTGTTGCCTGCAAAGAAACCACCTGTGCGCACCTTGGCCAGACCATTTTCCAACGGCGCGGAGGCGCGCGCGGCTTGCTGTTCGGCTGCTGCCAGATCGCGCAGTTGCTTTGCGGCACTTACGCTTTGATCACCAATAGCATCAATGCCGCTGCTGGCGCTTTTGGTGCTGGTCCCAAGGGTTTTTGCCCCTTGTCCGGTTTTCGTCAATTCGCCTTGAACTGCGCGCAGCTCGGCCTTGGCCTGCCCCGCCTCCATCTTCATCAGCAAGGACAGGTTGAGCGACATCTTTAAGCCTCGTTCAGGGCGGCTTTAGCGCCCACTTCAATCAGTTGAAAATCGGCCCATGCCTCGGGTGTCAGGGCCAGAGCGGCCATTTCAAGACCGGCTTTGACAGCGCTGTAATCAAGACCAAGCCAAATCATCTGCTCCCCCCGAGGCACACAGCGCCACTGATCTGCAACCGCCAGAAACGCGCGAAACGTCTCAAGGTGCTGGATCCAGATGCCATCCTCGGGGATGCGCCCTTGCAGCAGTGTCGGGTCCATTCCCCAAAGCGTCAGGTCAGCCTCAAGATCGGCCTTGGTGTCGGACAGCCCGCCCCGCGCCCAAGCGCGGCCTGCCCAGATCAGTTTCCCTGTTTGGCACCGGTCATTGCCGCACCGTAGGCCTTCCAGAGACCCATCTGAACAAACGGGTACTGCAGGCAGGTTTTGGCCAGCTCTGGTGACCAGACAAGCGTCTCACCCTTGTCGTTCTCAACGCCGTCCAGCGAAATCAGCGCCTTTGCGACAAAATCGGCCAGCGTCAGTTCGCCGTCTTCAACCGGCAGCATCCGAAACCGGGCAGTGACGGTTTGCTCCAGAATGCCCGCATCGGTGGGCACGTTGATCACGGCTTGGGTGGTAAAGGTCGGGTCGGTCAAAATCTTAAACGCCATCAGGGCACCATCCGGTTTTAGGGGGAAATATCAGGTCAGAACCAGCGTCCACTGGTCATTGCCAGCGGTTGGCAGCGGGGCCAACATCAGCGGCCACTCGACGATGTTTTGGCTGCTCTCAAGCCCCGACAAGCGCATCATCTGTGCCACAGGCACGTTCAGCGTCACGCGGCTGCCCGCAACGGTGCCGTGCGTCAAAACAATCGCAACCGTGCTTTGTGCAGCGGCCAGCGCAACCGGATTCAACGTGGCCAAAGCCACCGCTTCTACCCGCGTCTCGATCTTCTCAGCCCGGTCGGTGATGATCACGCTGTCCGAGTTGATCAGGAACCGCCGCTCCACCTCGTTGCCCAAATCCATCATAAAGCTTTTGGTCACCAAGGCGACACCTGCCACGGTGAAGGTGGGCGTGTTGGTTTTGGACGCCACAAGCGGATTGATAAATCCGGTCAGCGTCGCTGTCGGGTTGGCGACGTCTGTTGCCGGTTGCCAAAGGCCCGTGAATTCGAACTCGATATAGGGGATGCCTTGCGCATCCATGGTGAATTTCGCATTGCCGCGCGCACCGCGCAAAACGTACCGGGTGCCGTCGACACCTAGATACAGCGTCACCGATTCCTGCGCTGTGCTGATCGGATTATAGGTGACCGACACGCCCGCAGAAATCACCTGCGCGGCACCGCAGGCGCGCAACAGAACGCCCCAACCGGGAACAGTGCCAAGCGCACCGCTGGCTTGCATTTCCACCTTGAAGGCGATCTTTTGATAAAGGTCAGCCGGGATGGAACGCTGGCCGCCAAAATATGGCAGGTCCAACTCGCGGCTGACATCCTGACCTTCCATCGGCGAAATCTTGATGTCGATCGCCAGAATGGCGTTGGCCGCACCGGTCGGGACCGGGTCGGTCGCATAGGTGGTTTCAATTTTGGCCAGCAAGACCTTTGAACGCATGAACGCCATCTCAGTTCTCCTTCACTGTTGCGTCGCCTTCAGGCTCTGCATCTTTGACCAGCTGTCCGTTGATCAGCTGATAGCTGCCGCCACCGATCGGCAGCGGCACAAGTGCGGGCGCGTCTTGGGGGGCTGCGTCTTGGGGGGCTTTTTTCACGGACATCAGAAGATCCTCAGTTGATCGGGAACGGCAAATTCGACTGCATAGACAATCGTGCCGGGTTTCAGTTCGGCCAGATAGGCGCGGGTCAGACGCATTTGACCTGCGATGGCGGTCTCAGGCGGCTCCCAACCACACAGCGCCAGAATGACGTCGTTTTGGGTTGCCGTGACATCGGCCATGGCGCGCGCGCCGCGCCGGTCGCCGTGGGCCACAAAGGTCAGATAGACGGCAAAGGTCCATTCAATCGACTGGATGAAACCGCCTGCCGCCGCGACGACAGGACCGCCGCGAATGCCAAGGCTGACAACATGGGCGCGCGGCTTGGTCCAAACCTGTGGCGGTGCCGCCAAAAGCGCTGCCAACTCTGCAGCACCTTCAACCGACCCAAGGCTGGGCACTTCGGTTTTCAGGCGGTCAATGATGGTCTGCGCCTCAAGCATCAGATCCAGCCCTTCATATTGTCCGCGGTAAAGGGCCGCTCACGATCAGTGATCGTCACACCTTGATCGCCAGACGACGCAGGCTGCGCGCCGGCCGCATCCGGCACGCGGATCAGGCCGCTGGCGATATCGCGCAGCGTCTTGATGGCCGCATCATAGTCGGACTTCACTTTGTCTTCAGGCGACGTGACATGCAGCTTCCACAGCGTAATGGCCCCCGCGATATCCGCGATCAGCGCGGGCGTCGCGGCCAGTGGCAGCACATAGCGCGCGGCCAGATAGCCGTCGATCACCGCATCCGCATCCGCCAAGGCGCGCGCCATGACCACGCTGTCGATCACCCCAAGGGCGGTCTCGCCCCGGTCGGTCAACATGACAAGCATGGCGTCACCAACGCGGTCGGTCATGGACTGGATGGTGGCGTAGGTCATGGTTTAACGGGCCTTTAAATGGGGATTAAACGGGGTCGGCTTTATGCGTTCGGCGGGGCCGGGTCGGCGACCGGCTCGGGCGCAGGCTGCGGCTCGGGCACAGGCTGCGGCTCGGGCTCTACGGCAACCTGCTCAACAAGGTGACCGACAATAACCACCAGCTCAGCGTCCGCCTGCAGCGCCGCGATCTGGGTCTCGTTCAACTCAGAGGCCGCGATATAGGTTTCACCGGGGCCAAAATGACGGCCAATGCGCCAGCGACCTTTTTGCGGGCCAATCACCACGACGCCATCAACATTTTTGACAGACTGGCCTTTGGACGGGGTCTGCGTTGCAACCTCTGCTTTTGGTTTGGTACGTGCCATGGTGATCTCCTTTGTGCAGCGTTTCGTCTTATCGAAAACGGCAACGCGAAGTTTCGCGCAGCCGTCTCTTGAAAAAACGAACTCAGGGGTGGGGGGCGCTTACGCGAGCCACGGCACAACCAATGGCTCGGCAGTGCCCTTCCATTCGTTGGTCACACCAGCCGCCCCGTATTCAGAGTTGAGCAGTTGCAACGCAGCGCTTTCAAGGTTTGGTGGCACCACCAGCAGGTTTGGAACCAGACCCAATGGGCGACCGCCGTCACCTTTCATGTTCTGAATGGCCGCGCGGGCTATGGCGTAGTTTGCGGCGTTCAGCGGTTGCTTCGATCCCCAAGCCATCTGCGGGAAGCCGAAACCGACGTTGCAGCGCAAATCGGTGCCATAGACAAACATCCGCTCATTGAACACGTTGTCATCCGTGACCTTGTCTTTGGCGACAAACTCCGGTGCTTTGCGCTCTTGGTAGATGATCGGTTTGACCGTGCGGTTGGTGCACAGCAAGAACCAAGGCGTGCCCGCGCCGCCATCCGTGTTGGCATAAACGGCCGCGTTGCCGCTCTCGTCGATGATCGGATGGTCGGTATCAAAGAAGAACTGGCCATCAAAACAGTTGGTGGCAAAGCCCGCCTTCAGCAGGCCCCAGACCAGCTGCTCGGGCAAGTCCGAGACCAATTCGCCCATTTCCGCAAACATCGCCGAATACTGGCCAAGGTTGTCGTCTTCGATGTCATTGCGGTCCACTTGAATCGTCTTTTCAAAATGACGGTTCGGGATGGCATAGGTGCTTTCCGACAGGTTGTCGGCCACACGTGGAC